CTTTGATAGTGCTATCTGTTGCAGCAGTAGGTGTTCCACCGTCAACACCCCAACGAGCATCTGCAAATAACACACCATTTTCAGTAGTTTGATCCGATGTATCTAAACGATCCCATTTAAATGTTGCAGTATTCCATCTATACATAACAGGGTAAAATTCAGAATTACTAGGATCAATCCAAATATCGCCTTCACCTAGATCTGTTTCTCCATCACTTTGTTTAAGTGGTTCTGTAGCGGAAGAAATAGGACCATTGGGGTCTGCTGTACCGTAGAACGGTGATGCTGTACCTGACAATCCGCTCAATCCGTCATATTGTAAACCAACCCACGCAGTACCATTATGAACTAATACATCAGGTTCATCATATATTGAATTGTACCATAGTGTGCCATCTTCTGGTTCTGTAGTAGGTTCAGTTGCACTATTCACAGCACCACTTAGTGGTTTCCATAGAGAAGCTAAGAAGTGAGTAGGATTATCAACATCGTCTTGAATCCACGATGGTGCTTCATAAAAATTATTATCTCCGACAAATTGAACTACTACTGCGCGGTCAACGCTGTCGTCTACTATTTCAAAGTCGCCGCCTAATAGATGTTTAATAATAACTTTGTTGGCACTAGTTGCCTCTGCTGTTATATTATTAAAATTATGTCCATCTTCATCTTCTGCGTTTAAGATAGCAGATGCTAATGCTTCTGCATCTGCTTGTGCTTTAGTGGCAGCTCCTTCTGGTAAATTGTCTGGATCAGCTCCTACAAAACTAACAGTGATAGGATCTCTTAAAGTATCTTGTCCCGCTACACTTTCACGGATATAAACAGTATACGTCTCATCCATTGTAAATGTCGCATCTGTAATTTCACTAGATGTAATAGTAGTCGCACCTGTTGCACTACGACGGAATATTTTAAAGTTTGCAACTGGTGGATCTATTTCACCTTCATTTGTTTTAATGTAGAGAGTGTTAACTGGAAGTTTAGATCCGCCGCCGACAACATCTAGACCATAAAGTGCTTCATAGCCGTTGGCATATAATGGTGCTAGCTGTGTCACCCAAGATGAGGTAGAAGAATTATAACGTTTTACAACCCATTTTGCTCCAGCATTAAACTCGGTAGTTTTAATCCATACACAACCTGTTGTATGAGGATCATTACCTTTCAGACTCCAATTAGGAACTTGAGTATGTTTTGATATTTGTATAGCTGGAGTAGGTCTTGACATCTCTGGCTCTACACCAAGTGCGTCAAAATCAATAAGATCTTCTTGGGCTATTCCGTCTCCATCTATTACTATTGGGTCAAAATCAGAATATATAAAAATTCTGCCTATTCGAGCAACAGCAACCGTACCTTCAGGTGTATTTAAATTAATAGCATCCACAATATCTTGCAGGGTAGGACTTCCGGGGCTTGCTGCTTCAATACTTATTAAACTTCCGTTAACATTAAATTGAGACAAATCAGCAATCACGCCAATGTCAACAACATCAGTAACTAGTGTGGGCCAACTTTGGATCCATTCAGTACTACCTAATTCTACCCATAATACAGGCCTAAAAGTGCCAATTGCTGCGGCTTTGTACCAGAATCTAAATGTGCTAGTGGTTGCAACTACAGCATAATCGCCCACTGAACCTATACTAGATCTAGGCTGTCCGCCATCTAATAATTTAGCCGAGTCGGTGATAACTAGAGGAACTTTATTTGTAAAAGTTTGTGCGCCTGTCACATTAGCAGGTTCACCGTTCCATTGGAAAATGCCAAATTTTGTTGATCCTACATCTACCCAGTAAGTGCCATTTACAGGTTCACCAGTTGGCTCATCTGCTCGTGCTTCTAGTTGACCTAGGTCAACATCTGCACGAACTACATAGGCTCTGTTACTAACACCTAGATATGAATATGCTGCTTGTAATCCGTATTCGTTTAATTCTGAACCATGTACAGGATTATTATTACTGTCAGTAATAAATCTTGGGGTTCCAAATGTGTCTGCTAAATCTTTCTGACTGGTTAACAGATATACTTTGCCGGCATTTGCTTTTGTAGTACCTGGTGCAACACCAGTGCCTGCGCCGTTTTGTTTATCTTGTTTTGATGCTACGATAATAAGTGGGGTTGTTCCGGGAGCAGCTGGAGTATAAAAACTTTCATCTATAACTGTAACTGCTACACCTGGTGAACTAAGTTGGGCCATTTGTTAATCTCCTTGAGTCCTTTTCCTAATAGTATTTAGTGATTTGGTTAAAATATCAAGGGTAAATACACTTGGAAAAGGGCAGGAAAAGGGCAGCTATGAGAAGTCTATGCAAAGAATGTGGTCAAAGACCAGTGGCCATTAATTATTATAAGGCAAAAAAAGCCTACTATAGGTCTAAGTGTGACCATTGTGCCAGAGGACTAGGTACTGGTCTACCTAAATGGTATACCAGTGGCTATAGACAAAAAGATGCGTGTGAAAAGTGCGGCTTTAAATCAAAGAATAAAGAACAGTTTAATGTGTTCCATGTCGACGGCGATTTAGATAATTGTCGTCCAATAAATCTTAAGACGGTATGCGCCAACTGTCAGAGAGTGCTTCATAAAGAAGGGAGTCGTTGGAGGCAGGGCGACTTGGTACCAGATCTCTAACACGAGCAAACAAGTCGTCAATACTACTGTTGTTGTCCAGTGTCTGATCAAACTCAGTACCAACCCATGCTGTTTCACTGGCATGAATTTTGTATTTGTCTAGTATACTCTTACTTAATGACCAGCTGGTATTACCATTGGGACCGCGATTGACACTTAGAGCTGCGTCATACCATTCAGGTTCATCTCCGCGCACCACACGAACTACAATGCCGCCTGCGGCCTTAATTGATTTGATTTCGTTGGGAAAGCGACAGTCTGAGATAACAATGTCGTCGGTACTTTTACGTAGTTTATTTTCCAGGCTGGCAATCCATATATCATCGTGAAACCCTTGACGACAAACTTCTGTACCCCAATACTGTAAGACCCAGCGCGGTGTAAGATTAGGCATGTTTAGTCGTTCTGCCCACCATGGATCTACTTGTTCACGCCAGGTACGTGCCTGCGTTGTACGCCCTTCTAGCATGGTTCGATCCCAACCAAACACCTGTGCCACAGCATCTTTAAGTGTGTTGGCAAAACTTTCTCTTCGAAATCCGTGAAAGTTAGTTAGATAATCAGCAACTGTATCTTTTCCTGAACCAATAAAACCGCAAACGCCTATGATCATATAAACACCTCGTATAGTGTATTATATAACAGTTTTATTACAAGGTCAATATTTTCTTTAACCAATTACGAATGTGTAAGTGCCGCTGTGTCCAGTTACATACATTTCAATTTCTTTTTCTAGCTTTTCAATTTCTTCTTTGCCTGCTGATTTCAAGTCTGCACCATTTAGGCCGCCTGCTCCGCCGGGTCCTGCAATTTGAGCAAATTTACCGCGAGCTTCACCTAGGATGGTTTTACATATAGCCAGAGTATAATCTTTAACCCATTGTCCTGCATATAGGTCACCAATGATGACCCAGTCAGGTTTGTAATTTTGACCGCGTATCATGATTTGTTCGCCTTCGGCAAATGGACGTTGTAGTATGCGTAGCATATGGCTGTGTTGCACCCACTGAAATTCAATGTAGGCACCAAACATGCGTCCCACCATTTCTTGATATTGTGCAAACATATCGTAGGTAGCAATGCCGCCCATCATAGTGCTGTTGAGCAAGTAGGTGTTGGTATAGGCCAAGTTAAAGGGTTCAAACAGTGTACCGCCAGCGCCACCACCACTTCTAGAACCAATGGCTCTACGATATAGGCTCTGTACGTTGATAATTTCGTCGGGTAAACGATATTCGTTTACATCTTTTTGTAGCTCTAAGAAATAATAGGCTTCTTCTACGGCTGCGCTGCTACGTTGGCGGAATCGTGATAGCGCACGTTTTAGTGCTGTTTCATAGTGTACAGGATCAAGTTCTACTTCAACCATGCCGTCGCCCAGCATGGTTTTAACATAGTTATAAACTTCCTGTATCGCTTGATTTGCTGTAGTTGTGTCCATATCATTCGTCCTATTACATATTTAGTATCGATAAATATACTACTATGCCACGCTTAAGCCTATACAAACCCGAAAAGGGCAACGATTATAAGTTCATTGACCGCCAAGTTGCTGAGATGTTTCAGATTGGCGGGACTGAGCTTTATCTGCACAAATACCTAGGTGTCAACACCGATGAGGCTAATGCTACCGCAGCTGAGCCACACTATGATACTTTATCACCTACAAACATACAAGATCTCTTGTTTTTAGAAAACAGAGATCGCAAATATGAACCGGAAATTTATCGCCTACGTGGAATATATAACGTACAAAATATTGACTTTAACTTAAGTCAATTTGGCCTGTTCATTGATAACGATACAGTTTTTCTAACCGTGCATATTAACGATTGGATCAAACTTGTGGGCCGCAAACCACTCAGCGGCGATGTGCTTGAATTCCCGCATCTACGTGATGATTTTGCCTTAAACGAGTTTAGCATAGGCCTGCCCCGTTACTATGTTATAGAAGACGTGGGTCGTGCCAGTGAAGGCTTTAGTATGACATGGTGGCCACACCTATACAGACTAAAACTTAAAAAGATCATTGACGGACAGCAGTTTGCTGACATACTTGATCAGAAAGCTGTTAATGCAGACGGCACAGACAGCGATACTACTCTACGTGACTTGTTAAGCACTAGAGGAAAAGAGTACGAGATCAATGATGCCATGCTTGCCCAAGCAGAAGCAGATGCGCCATTAAGTGGATATGAAACGAAACAATTTTATACTCTAGCAGTCGATGTTAACGGTAATCCAATACTTAGAAGTACTGACGAGGATGATATTGACGCTAGTAATGCCAACGAAGACGCCAGCGAAGTAGCCGGTAAAGCACTGCGTAAGGGCTACACTGGATATCTAGTCAGCGATGGCAATGAACCAAATGGAGTTAACAATTTATTAAATCCATTTGGTCATGGTATACAATTTCCTGCGGCTGCTGCCAAGGATGATTTCTTCTTGCGTACTGATTTTATGCCCAACAGACTATTCCGTTTTAATGGTACAACTTGGGTCAAAGTAGAAGACAATCTACGCATGACAATGACCAACAATGACCAACGTCAAACACAGAAAACCAGCTTTATCAACAATACCAATATCACTGGAAAGAATCAAATTGGTCGAGACTACATTACCGCAGTTGGGGATACTTCAACTATTCAAACTACCATTGCCTATGCCACTGGAGTGATTGCCACTGCCTATATCAACAACACTAAGATTAATGCCACGGCATCATCGGGACTTGGCGGTAACACTCTTATTACCCTGAGTAAGACCGCAGCCGACGGTGATCAAGTACAGTGGAAGTTGTTTGCCAGTTCAGTACCAGAACGCCAGGCACTCAGCAAGGCAATCAAATATAAACCAGAGGCAGACGTATAATGCAATTTTTCTACGATGGGCAAATCCGTCGATATATTCTACAGGTCACAAGATTCTTTAGTAATTTTTATGTCAAGTACGGTGATGGTACACTGCATCGTGTGCCCGTGATGTACGGTGACAGTGATCGCCAAGTGGCCAACATAGTCAAACAAAATTCAGAAAATAAAATTAATAGTGCGCCACGTATTGCTGTCAGTATCAGCGGATTGGCTCTAGAACGAGATCGACTAGGTGACAGTACCTACGTTGGTAAACTGCACATTAGAGAGCGTGACATAGTTGATGATGTCTACACAGGCGAGCAAGGTGCAAACTATACAGTTGAACGCATCATGCCTACTCCCTACAAACTGTCTCTTAAAGTTGAAGTATGGAGTACTAGTACTGATCAGAAATTACAGATCATGGAACAGATACTGGTCTTGTTTAATCCCAGTGTTGAAATTCAGACCACTGACAACTACATTGATTGGACCAGCCTAAGTGTGTTAAATTTAGATGACATCGTATTCTCATCAAGACAAATTCCAGTGGGCGTAGACAGCCCCATTGACATTGCTTCTATCAATATCACTACACCCATATGGCTAAGTCCTCCAGTTAAAGTACGTCAACTGGGTATTATCACTAAAATTATTACCAGTG